GATACGGCGACCACCGAGATCTACCCTCTTTCCCTACACGACGCTCTTCCGATCTCCGCGTCTTGGTGCCTCGGCCATGGCGCGTGTACTCGACGATGGACGTGCGCTTGCCGTAGCCGTTTTCCGTGGCCGTGAGCACGCTTTGCGATTCGTCCTCGGCCACCAGCATCGCGATCACGCTCTGGCCCTCTTCCAGGGTCATGCCCTTGACGCCACGCGCATTGCGGCCCATGGGGCGCACGTCGTTTTCGTCGAATCGAACGGCCTTGCCGCCGTCGCTGAACAGCATTACGTCATGCTTGCCGTCGGTGAGGGCTGCGCCGATCAGGAAGTCGCCCTCGTCCAGGCCCACGGCGATGATGCCGGCCTTGCGCGGGTTGGAGAACTCGTCCAGCGCCGTCTTCTTCACGGTGCCCATGCTGGTGGACATGAACACATAGTGGTCGGCCGGGAAGCTGCGGTACTCGCCCGTCAGCGGCAGCACCACGTTGATCTTCTCGCCATCCTGCAGAGGGAACATGTTGACGATGGGGCGTCCGCGCGAGCCGCGCGAACCTGCGGGCACTTCCCAGACCTTGAGCCAGTACAGGCGGCCGCGGTTCGAGAAGCACAGCAGGTAGTCGTGCGTGTTGGCGATGAACAGCTGATCGATCCAGTCGTCTTCCTTGGTGGCCGTGGCCTGCTTGCCGCGGCCGCCGCGCTTTTGCGAGCGGTACTCGGACAGCGGCTGGCTCTTGATGTAGCCCGTGTGGCTGAGCGTGACCACCATGTCGGTGGGCGTGATCAGGTCCTCGGTGGACAGGTCCTGCGCGCTGTACTCGACCGTGCTGCGGCGGGCTCCGACCTTGCTCTGGCCGAACTCGGCCTTGATCTGCTTGAGTTCGTCGCCAATGATGGCCGACACGCGCTCGGGCTTGGACAGGATGTCCAGCAGGTCCTCGATGACGGACATCACGTCCTTGTACTCGGCGACGATCTTGTCCTGCTCCAGGCCGGTCAGGCGCTGCAGGCGCATCTGCAGGATTTCCTGGGCCTGGGTCTCGGACAGGCGGTACAGTCCATCTGCCTGCATGCCGAATTCGCGCTCCAGGCCATCGGGGCGGTAGTCGTCGGCATTGACCACGCCGCCGTCGGTACGGGTGCGCGTCAGCATCTCGCGCACCAGCTTGCTGTCCCAGTTGCGCGTCATCAGCTCGGCCTTGGCCACAGGTGGCGTGGGCGCGTTGCGGATGATGGCGATGAAGTCGTCGATGTTGGCCAGCGCGACCGCCAGGCCTTCCAGCACATGGCCGCGCTCGCGCGCCTTGCGCAGTTCATAGACCGTGCGGCGCGTGACCACTTCGCGGCGGTGCTGCAGGAAGACCTCGACCAGATCCTTCAGATTGCACAGCTTGGGCTGGCCATCGACCAGCGCCACCATGTTCATGCCGAAGGTGTCTTGCAGCTGGGTCAGCTTGTACAGGTTGTTGAGCACGACCTCGGGCACTTCGCCGCGCTTGAGCTCGATCACCAGGCGCATGCCCGACTTGTCGGACTCGTCCTGGATGTGGCTGATGCCCTCGATCTTCTTTTCGTGCACCAGCTCGGCCATGCGCTCCTGCAGCGTCTTCTTGTTGACCTGGTAGGGCAGCTCATCGACGATGATGGCCTGGCGCTGGCCGCGGTCGATGTCCTCGAAGTGGCACTTGGCACGCATCACCACGCGTCCGCGACCCGTGCGATAGCCCTCCTTGACACCGTTGATGCCATAGATGATGCCGGCCGTCGGGAAGTCGGGCGCGGGGATGATCTCCATCAGCTCGTCGATGGTGGCCTGGGGCGTCTGCAGCAGGTGCAGGCAGGCGTCCACCACCTCGTTGAGGTTGTGCGGTGGAATATTGGTGGCCATGCCCAC